GCGCCAACACCGGGGGCGTTTTTCATTGCTGCCCGCCCATGTTCCAGCATGGGTGGGCTTTTTTACTGTTTTGCCTTTTCAATAGCGCTGATAATTTTTCTCAAGATAAAAATTATCAGTGAAATCGGAACAAATATCATCAAAAAAACAATAACAACCGAAACAAACAAAATAGCGCCACTTGCCATATTCTCAGAAATACCAACATACATCGTCAGAATTGCGAATGCAGCTGCCGGAATAAACGCAAACCAATATGGACTAACTGCTTTATGGCTTGTTTTTTCTCCGGTTTGCAATTCCATATTGTAAGTTTTTTTATCTTTCATATCCATCCTCAAAAATCGTTCAATTCACTTGATGTTTTGCCTGTTCTTTGAGTTTCAGGGATTCACGATACTGTTCCGCCGGGGCGAGCTCTACGAACTCAACCGACTTATCATAGTTATCCTTAATCACCTGTTTGATTTCGTCCAAAGAGACGTTGAAGAACTCGCGGCGCTGGTTAACAAAATTCAATTTACGATCAGCAAAGGCGTTGTGAAGCGCAGCTTCCAGTTTGGGGGCATCGTTGGAGAAGATCATCGCATGTACATCGAAGTTAAACGGCACTGATGCATCACCCAGTTCATCCACACGATCCTGCGGGTCAAGGCGGCGTGTCATGCCAATTTTGTAGACATTTTCGCCAAAGGCACCAATGTTGGAAATGACATACACATAACCGGCACGCTGGTTTGCTTCGCGGTAATCAACATCCGCAAATTCCTTATCAATCTTATCAAGCTGCGCCATGAGCTCTGCCTTTTTCTCCTCAATGGCCGCGCGATCAACATCCGATGCCGCTTCAAGCTGTGCATTGATACGCTGCAATGCATTCTGGTAATGCTGCTGTTCTTTTTCCAGCTTTTTGCGTTCCTCCTCAATTTCCTTTGCCAGTTTGGCTTCCTCGCGCATTCTGGCACGTGCTTCCTTCTGCTCTTCCTTTTCCTGCTGCTTTTTCTGGGCATATTCAAAAGCAAGATGAAGTTCCTCGATTTTTAGACGGTAGTATTGCGGCTGAATGCTGACTTCCATAATGATCCCCAGCTTGGAAATTGCTTCCCTAGAGGTAGTAATACGCTTTTCACTGGCTTCGATATTATTGTATTTGACGTGTTCAATTACATCATCGCATTCAGAATTGAATGCACGAAGGAGAAGTTTCTGCATATCAGAGACCATCTTCTTGCCTTTGGACGCATTTCCATTGACTGTCCAGTTCATATTTCCGCTAACAGCCGTTTTCGCTTTGATCATATCTTTCTGTTTGGCACGAATTTCCAAAAGGTGCGCCTTATACTCGTCTGCATTCATAAAAGCGTACCGAGGGGTATAAAGGCCAAAACTCTGCATCAAAACTTCTTCATTCGTTTCAATGAGCTGGTCTTTTGCCTGTTGAAGTTCTTCCAAGGCATCTTTCAACTCGCTGTTGCGGCTTTCAAGGTTTTCTTGGACACGAGCGAGTTCTTCACGCGAAGCTTTGATTTCACGATTGATGTCGTCCAGTGTGCGGCTCTCGGATGGCATTGCGTCCCGCAGACTCTGCATTTCCGCATTCAGCCGCGCAATTTCTTCTTTTTCCTTTTTGCCAAATAAAGACATTTTACAATTCCTCCTCGTCATTTTATCGGAACACCTTCCGGCACTCCACAGCCAATCCTGCAATTCGCACCGGCGAGCGATTTTTTCATCCCACCCAGTGCGTCCAGCCCACGGCCTTGCCCTCAATGTGCACCTCTTCCAGCTGGGAGCCGGTGTAGACCATGGGCGCATAAGCCGGGTTTGCGGGCATCAGGGTCAGCGTTCCGGGGTTGTAATATACCCGCTTGAGGGTGGCTTCGCCATCAATGCGCACCGCCGCGATCTCGCCGTTCTCTACCTCCGGCTGTATACGGATATACACCACATCTTTATCGTGGATACCGGCGCCCACCATGCTGTCACCGTGGCAGGTCAGGGAAAAGTCGCACCGGATGTTCTCCGGCACGTCCACCATCTTTTCAATGTTCTGCTCTGCTGTAATGGGGTCGCCGCAGGCTATGCTGCCGATCAGGGGGATCTTCTTCATCTTCGGCATCGGCTCAAAGCCCGGCGGGATGGTGGCGGCAGAGGGCTTGGGGTCGAGGCGGTCGGCTTCCATCGGCACATCGTAGCCCATGAGCCAAGCCGGATTGACGTCCAAAGCCTCAGCAAAAACCTTTACTCGATTTTGCTTTGCTTCATAGCGCCCATTTATATAACAGCTTATAGTACCCTCGGCCACTTTCGTTTTCTTAGAGAGGTCTGCGGCCTTCATTCCTCGTGCTTCAAGCGCCTGCGAAAGCCGACTTGCGAAATCGCTCTGTTTCATTTGAACGTACCTCCGTCATGTCTTATTGACAGTATAGCGCTATTTTATAGAAAACGCAAGGTTTTTTCAAAAAAACTTTAGAAATCATATTGACTTTAGAAAACGCAAGTGGTAAAGTATTGGCAAGGAGGTGATACAAATGGACTACTTGAATCTGCTCGGACGCATTCGTGCCAAAGGCATGACGCAGAGTGATGTTGCGCAGAAAATTGGCGTATCTGTTACAACTATCAACAAAAAGTTGAATGGTCACACGGACTTCACTCAGACCGAAATCCGTGATTTATGCCGCATTCTCGCAATCCCTGATGCAGAAATCCCTGCATATTTTTTTGTTTCAAAACTTTAGTTTTCGCAAGTTTTTTTGGAAAAGAGGTGAGCAACATGGACAACAACAAAAACCCGGCGATCCGGTAGAGACGGTAGGCCGGGATGGAAGGAGGTGAAGAGGATGAAATTCAAAATCCCTCAGGAAACAAAATCCGCCAGAGTGATTCAAGTCATTGAGACCGTCTTTCTGGCGGGAGATGGCACGGATACGAATCCGGTCTATGAAGTTCATCAGTACTGGACTCTGGACGGCGATCTGCTGGCAAAGAATGACCCGTTCAGTCAGGACGACGTTCATCCTGCTTCTTCTCGTCAATAACGAGGATTTCCCGGTACAGTTCTTCACGCTCGTGTCGGGCAATGTACCAGTCTTTCAGAAGCAGTTCCAGAAGTTTGACAAGCTTTTGGGCTTCTCCGGGGTCGATATCAACGATCAGATTCACATCCTTTTCCATGTGTGCTCCAATGTTTCCCAAGCGCCTTACGCCGTTGAGTACCCGATACTGGTCGGCAGGAATTTTATCTTTGATCAGATCGATCTCTCCGGCAAGGTTTCCGGACGTCACGCCCCAGAAGTCTCGAATCATTCCCTGTAAGCAACGCCGGGATAATGTGGCAGATGCTTTTGGACTTGCATCCAGAATTGAGCAGGCTTCCACATAATCTTTTCTGATTGCTTCCGGAATATAGTCTGGCAATGTTATCCCGGTATACGGTGGATAGTTGAACGAAAAAAGTCCCTTGCTGCTGGCAAGCTGTACGGAATATTCGTGACAGGATGGACAGTAGTGGTAGGTCACCGCAATGTCTGCGCTGATGCAGGAATAGTCGCACACCTTTTCAAAATCCTCTTGGTCATGCCAAAAACTTATTTTCCGTTCTTTGGTATTGTCTGACGTTTGGTAGAACGAGACACCGCAATGCGGACATTTGTATTTTTCAGACACCTTATAAACATCTCCCTTCCACTTTATTTTACCGCAGAAGGGAGCCAAGCACAAGGAGGCACAAAATCACATGAACGACTTACAAATCTTCTCCAACCTCGAGTTCGGGCAGGTGCGCACCGTCGAGCTTGACGGCCAGCCGTGGCTCGTCGGCAAGGACGTTGCCGAGGCACTGGGGTACAAGAACACCAAAGACGCCCTCGAGCGTCACGTCGATGATGAGGACAAGCGCCAGAACGATGGGGTCGTGATTCACGACTCCATCGGACGCGAGCAGCACCCCGTCATCATCAACGAGTCCGGCCTTTACAGCATGATCCTGAGCAGCAAGATGCCGAAGGCCAAAGCCTTCAAGCGCTGGGTCACAAGCGAGGTGCTGCCCGCCCTGCGCAAGAACGGCGTGTATGAGACCGTCAAGGCCCAGCAGCACATTGAGCAGCTGGAAGCCACCAATGAGCGTCTGACCGCAGCCATTCAGGCTGTCAGCACCGCAAAGGAGCAGCTTGCAGAGGTCACTGACCTGCGCAATGACTTCATCAAGCACCGCGACGATTACAAAGCCCGCTTCATTCAGGCCAAGGCCAACTATGGCAAAATCTGTGACAGCCTCCGTCAGGCCGAGGGCCTTGTGCAGCGAGCACAGGCCGAGCTTGACAGCCGCATTGACCAGTTGAAAATCGTCGCCTTTGGCCTGCCCGCGTTCGACCAGATCATGGCCGACATCTTCACCACCGAGAAAAAGGAGCGACCACTATGAGGAAACATACTCCTCCCGTCCCTTCTACCCCATTCATGAACGTCCGTGATGCTGCCCGGGCCACCGGGCTTTCGGAATACTACCTGCGCAAAGAGCTTGCTAAAGGCACCATTCCTCACCTCAAGAGTGGCCGGTGCATCATGATCAACGTCCCCGCCCTGCTGGTGCAGCTGGGTGTGCCGCAGAAATAAAAAGGAGGCATCCGCATGAGAATCAAATCTGGCATCTGGTACTGGCTGGCGGTGGCCAGCGGTGCCGTCGGGATGCTGTATGCGCTGGGCTTTGCAGGCAGCATCGAAGCCCTTGGCGTCATCTCCGACACCGACTTCATCACCGCGATGGTGCTGCTGTTGCTGGCGCTGTTCTTTGCCCGGCTGGGCGACCATGCCGCAGAGCGCGAAGTGCAGCGCCGCAGGTACATCGACCGCCGCCACGCCCGCCCCCAAGAGCCGGAGTACCGGCAGAACCGGAGGGACGCATGAAGACCAAGCGCATGAAAAAGCTCCTGATGGGCATGGGCCTGTCCCGCAATCAGGTGAACCACATGGTCAAAGAGCAGCGGTTGAAAGGCTCTTCCAAAATTAGCAATGCAGCCTATTACTACGCTGTCAACCGCAGTCTTTCCAAGCCATGCTGGCGTGACTGGCTGCCGTATGTCAAGAGCCTTGTGCTGGAGTGAAGCACATGACGAGTAAACAAAAAGCCCGTCGGTGCTGGAACACCGGCGAGCCTGCAAAGGGATGATGGTTTTCCTAGCCCATCACCCCGAAGAATAACACACTTTGGAGGTTTTAGCAAGTGGACATTATTTGTAGAAAACTCGCCAACGAGATGATCTACGCCTACCACTACGGGCGATTCTGGCGCTGGGACGAGGGGCGGAGCATCTGGAAGGAGAGCCACCTGATGGCCCAGAAGTTCGAGCGTGCCAAGGCCGCGCTCAAGACACTGACGCCGGAGGTATTCTTCTCCGATGGCGCGGAGTTCGCTCTGCTGGATGAGTACGAGATCAGCTTGGAAATGACTGCCGCCCTCAGGGACGCCAAGCCCTGTAAGAACGCACCGGTAGACCCGGTGGAGGAGGAATCTTCCTCGGATGCTCCTGCTGCCTGTATCTGCTCTACCTGCACCTGTGGCGGGTGCAAAGAAGAATGCTTCGGAAACTGCCGCAGCTGCGGCCACCCCGTGCAGGAGTGCAACAGCTACCAGACCGAAGGCGAAAAGCATTTGACTCCCGCTCACTCTGAAGATGTTGCCGAGCCGTTCGGCAATATCCCCGCCGCCCCTACCTTTGACTTCTCGGCTCTGGGTGATTTATCCCAGCAGGCCACCGAAGCCGACCAGCAGTTTGATTTGCATTACGGCGCGGCGCAGGACGAATACCTGATCTCCTGCATCTACCTCGCCCGCATCCACGCTCTGACTGCCAAGGCGGGCCGGTATGGCGGCGGTACATGGACAAAGTGGTATGAGAGCAAGGGTATGAGCAAGTCGGGTGCATGGAATATGGTGCAGACCGGAGAATCTTTTAATGGTTCAACGATTGACCAATTAAAACAGCTGCCCGAGCTGACCCGCAAAGATTTGAACCTCATCGCCCGCAGCGGGAGTGCCGCGCAGCTGGTCGAAGCCGCCGGAGACAGCCAGCGGGTGCAGGAGCTGCTGGCCCAACTCAAGGCCGAGAAAGACCGTGCCGACACCGCCGAGAAGTCCGCTCAGAACGCTCGCAAGGAAAATGCCTATTTCAAGGAGCTGGTGAAAAGCGCCGAAGCCCAGACCTCTAAGGACGCGGAAAAGCGGGAGGAAGCAGAAAGCCGCTATGAATCCGCTCTTGCCGACATCAGCGGCCTGAAAGAGCAGAACGCCCAGCTGAAAGAGCGCGTCCGCGATGCCGAAGAGGCCCTGAAGCACCAGCCCATCGTGGGCGTCATCGACGAAGAAGAAGTTGACCGTCGCGCTGCAGAAAAGGCACGGGGCCTTGCAGATGCCCGGAACGCAGAGCTTGCCAAGGATAACGCAGACCTGAAAAAGCAGGTAGCGGCCCTCCACTCCAAAATCAGCGAGGCTGCACAGGCAGATTTCGAAAACGCCAATAGCATCGCCTTCTCCTGCCGCCGTGCATGGGACACCGGAAAGGGCAGTTACTCCCGCCTGGTCGGCGAGGACTTGGAAACGACCTTTGCCAGCTTATGTGAAACCTTGAACAGCATCCGTGAGGAAGCGGCCCGGCTCTGCCGTCAGCCGCCGGAATATGACGGAGGTGAGGAAGATGAGTAATCCGCTTGCCCGCAGAGCGCGAATCAAAGACCTGTCCAACAAGGCCGAGGGCATTTTCCAGTACGTCGGGAACGACAATGTGCTGTTCCGGCTCATCAGTACCGGCAACAAGCTCACCAGCGACGTCAACTATGCTGTGGCTCTGTTCACCGGCTTCGCCCGCAGCCATCAGCTGGGCAGTCAGGAGACCCGCCGCACAATCGACTCGATTTATCGCCGGGTCGGTGAGCTCATGTGCCTCATCGACATCGTTCATGCCGCTGCTGGCGAAGAAATCATGCCTGAGCCGTATGAATCCATAGATTTTTGTTACATGACCGAGTACCGCACCATGCTACGGGAGGCTGTCATTCGTGGGATGCCGGACAACTACAAAGGTCCAGCGCAGAACCCCTACACTGTCAGCCTTGTGCAGCCGGGCGTTGGCTACGGCGATGGTTACACACCGGACGAGTACGATGACGATTTCTTTGCCCGTTTCACTCGCCAGGAAGAACCCCGGGACCGGAAGCTCGTCTTCCGTTGCACCAAATCCGAGCTTGACGCCATCAAGCGTTATGCAAATATCATCGATATTAAATTTACCGAGGAGGATATTCACCATGCCTGAGAAAATGAACCAGACCCCTATCGAGATGCTTGACCAACATGTCACCCCGCCCGCAGAGATGCCCGCACCTGCTGCACCTGTCACCCCTGCCCGTCAGAGCTACGCCGAGAAGGTGCAGGGCCTGACCATTGACGAGCGCAACTGGATGCTTGCAAAGTCAAAAGCCGCCGCGATGGCGCAGCTGCCCGAAGGTTTTCTGCCTCAGACCTACACTGGCAATCCAGGCGCGTGTGCCATCGCCTGCGAGATGGCCCTGCGCATGGGCGTCTCGCACCTTTTCGTCATGCAGAACCTTTACGTCGTCCATGGTATGCCCACATGGAGCGGCAAGAGCTGCAAGGCCCTCATCGACAACAGCGGCCAGTTTGCAGGCCGCACCCGCTACCGCATGGAGGGCGAAGAAGGCACCGACAACTGGGGCTGCCGCCTGATCGGCGTGGACAAGCTCACCGGCGAAAAGGTCGAAGGTCCGAAAGTCACGGTCAAGATGGCAAAGGATGCCGGGTGGTGGAACAAGAATGGCAGCTACTGGCCCAAAATGACCGAAATGATGCTCAAGTACCGCGCCGCCGCTTACTTTGCCCGCGCC